AGGGGCAAACGCAGGGAACATCTATGCGGGCACCGGCACTGTCACCACGGGCGTACCAGCAAACATTTATGCAATTATCAATGGGGACGGCTCAAACCAGACCCTGATGGCGCTGTGGACTGTGCCGGCGGGCTATACAGCCTATCTGATGCAGTATGATGTTTCTAACGGAACAACATCAAACACGCCCGCAGTATGCAAGTTGTCGCTGGTTGCAAGGCCGTTTGGCGAGGTATTTCAAATCAAGGATGTGAAATCACTCACCACGGGGATGCACATCGAAAACACGCTTGTTATCCCAGTTAAATTCACGGAAAAAACGGATATTGAGGCGCGGGCGATTTCTTCCTCAAACAGCGTGACTTTTGATATATCAGCCGCTTTTGAAATCATCTACATCAAGAACGTGTAGGAGTGCTAACTATGGCGGTTTCACGCAAAAGCATTGACGATATGTTTCAGGAGTTGTTTGGTAGAAACGCCAAGGACGAAGGCGCCGCCTACTGGATTGGCGAAGTGGAGTCAGGGAAGGTGCAGGAATCTGACCTTCGGGAAACGCTGATCGCCTGCGCAAGCGCTCCAGACCTTGAGCACTACAAAGAGAACGTGGCTCGATAGCCGGAGACCGAAATGGCAGAAACCACCACAGGCATTCCCGCAAAGGGCGGCACAAGCACCACGCCGACAGTCCAGCCAATGTTTGCTCAGGAGCCAGCAACAAGCTATGACATAGACACGGGTAGCGGCTATTTCCGCAACCCTTATGCCAGTGGCTTTGGCATGGGCTATCAAAGCCCCATGATGACGACAGCTTCACCGCTTGGCGCCTCAAAAGGTGGTCAGGGCCAGTATATGCCTCGCTATGGCATGCTGGGACCATCGGGCTTTGGCGCCTATGGCGGTTACTCCCCCTATGATACATACAGCCCCTATGGAGGAATGTCCCCCTACGGAGGAATGTCCCCTTACGGCGGCGGAAAGGGCGGCTATATGCCCCCGCCTGTTTATCGTCCCTACGGCGGCAAAGGCGGGGCGCCATTTCAGCCAGACCAAACTCAGATCCCGCCAACACCCCCCGGTCTTGGTCAGCCCGTTACAACCCTAGACGACTTAAACCCAGTCACCGCGGCTGGCTCCGGAACGACCACTATGGATGGGTCAAATCTCGGCACAGTTGACGAGGAGCCATTCGTGCTCCCACCGCTAGTGGGAGACGTTTTCCCAGAGGATACTGCATCTCCTGCGGCTCCTGCGGCAATGGACAGGCTCACGGCAATAGAGAGAGGGCTTGTGCCACCTCCGGTTACTCAGGCGCCGGCTGGCGGTCGTCTCGCAGGGCCAAACACCGGACTTGATCCAAGCATAGATCAGGTGATGAGGGACACGGTAATTGTCGATCCCGCAGACCAAGACTTCGTTGCTACGGGCGACCAAATGGTCCCAGTCCCGAAGGGCGATACCGTGATTGTCGATCCAGCAGATACTGCCCCCCTCGGCGTGTCTGAAGGCACGATCCAAGGGGTTGGGGGGCAACCTCCATATCAAATAGGTGGTGGCCTCGGGTATGTTCCAAGCCCGTATCCGATCGCGGCAGATGGATCAAATGTCGTTGACTTCAGCCCGTACACTGGCGATGAATTTGTCCGGATTGGCGACCAAATGGTCAGCAGGGCCGATCTACAGCGCAGAGGCTCTGATTACTACACCAGACCCATACAAGAGTCACCTATGCGTCGACAACAGTCCCCGATGTATGGCGGCAAGGGCGGTTACTACCGCTAATGCGTCGCAACTACCGCAAGGAGTACGACAACTACCACTCAAAGCCCGAACAAAAGAAGCGCCGCGCCCAGCGCAACGCGGCACGGGATATGATGGAAAAAGACGGCAAGGTCAAGAAGGGCGACGGCAAAGACGTAGCCCACAAGAAGCCCCTCGCGAAAGGCGGCTCTAACAAGAAGTCAAACCTAAAGGTGGCTTCTGCGTCCCAGAACAGATCATTTAAGCGTACTAAAACAGCTCGGATGGCATAATGTCAGAGATGCTCACGCCCGATTTAGCCAAGCGGCTGAAGGGTGCATCGCCAGAAGTTAAGCTGAAGGCGGCAGAATTACTGGAACAGGCCAAGCAGGCCCAGAAGATTGAAGACGCCCGAAGCACGTTTATGGGTTTCGTCAAGCACACATGGCCTGCATTTATTGAGGGCCGGCACCATAAAATCATGGCAGAGGCGTTTGAGCGCATCGCCAGAGGCGAATTGAAGCGTTTAATCATCAATATGCCGCCTCGACACACCAAGTCGGAGTTTGCATCGTTTTTGCTACCGGCATGGTTTTTAGGCCAGTTTCCAGAGAAAAAGATCATCCAGACGGCGCACACCGCTGAATTATCGGTGGGTTTTGGCAGGAAAGTCAGAAACTTGGTGGACTCGGACGACTTCAAGAAGGCGTTCCCCAGCCTCCAGTTAAGGGCCGACTCAAAGGCGGCGGGACGCTGGAGCACCAATAAGAACGGCGAATACTTCGCTATTGGTGTTGGCGGTGCGGTGACAGGTAAAGGTGCTGACCTTCTGATCATCGACGACCCCCACTCAGAGCAAGAGGGCCAGTCGGCAGACCCCTCTGTCTTTGACAGAACCTATGACTGGTACACATCAGGACCACGACAGCGTCTCCAGCCGGGGGGTGCTATCGTCATCGTGATGACCCGTTGGCACATGCGGGATCTGACCGGAAAGATTATTAAATCCTCCACCCAGCGGGTTGGCACCGATGAGTGGGAGGTGATTGAATTTCCAGCGATCATGCCATCAGGCAAACCCCTGTGGCCTGAGTTCTGGAGCCAAGCAGAGCTAGAGGCTCTGCGCAGTGAACTACCGTCTTCCAAATGGAATGCGCAATACCAGCAGAACCCGACCGCCGAAGAAGGCGCACTGATCAAACGCGAGTGGTGGAAAAGGTGGGAGCACGACTATCCGCCGCAATGTGATTTCGTGATTCAGTCATGGGACACGGCGTTTCTCAAAACCCAACGAGCTGACTACTCAGCCTGCACGATGTGGGGAGTGTTTTATCACCCCGACGACGACGGCAATACAAAGCCGAACATCATCCTACTGGATGCCTACAAGGAGCGTCTTGAGTTCCCAGAGCTGAAAAAAACAGCCTATGAATTCTGGCAGGACATGCAACCAGACGCCTTCATCGTGGAGGCAAAAGCGGCAGGAATGCCCCTTATTTTTGAATTACGCGCTATGGGGATACCGGTATCGGAATACACTCCATCGCGTGGAAATGACAAGATCGCCCGCGTAAACGCTGTAGCTGACTTGTTTGCCTCTGGGGTGGTATGGGCGCCAGAGACCCGATTCGCCGAAGAAGTTATTGAGGAGTTTGCCGCGTTCCCTGCTGGGGAGCATGACGACCTCGTTGACTCATCGACGCAGGCGCTGTTGCGCTACCGACAGGGCGGATTCGTGGCCTTACGGTCAGACGAAGAAGATGACTTTGATCCTTACTCAAGGGTCGCGAACTATTACTGAGGTAAGAACAATGCCGATGACGCAAGTCAAGAAGTTGTACAAGAAGGGCGGCAAGACCAAAGCCAAAACCAAGAAATATGCTGGTGGCGGCTCTGTCAAAATGGTCAAGAACAGCAAGGGAGAAGAAGTCCCATTTTATGCCGCTGACGGTAAAGGCAAGATGAAAGACGGCGGCAAGGTCAAGGGCTACAAAGCTGGCGGTATGGCCCGTGGCTGTGGCGCCGCCACAAAAGGCCGTAACCACTCCAACAAGATGGGCTGAATATGGCTATTGACAGGCTGGCCACACCCTTTGACGTGGAAGACGCAGGGGGTGAAGAGCTTGAGATCGTGATTGAAAATCCCGAATCAGTTGGGATATTCGACGAAGAGGGCGGGATGGTCATTGATCTTGACCCCAACGCCCCTGAGCTGATGGGGGTCCGCCACGACTCCAATCTGGCTGAGTTCATGAGCGAAGGCGATCTTGACTCTCTGGCGAGCGAGCTTGTTGCGCAGTTTGATGCTGACCGTAACAGTCGGGCGGACTGGGAAGATTCCTACATCCGTGGCCTTGACTTGTTGGGTTTAAAGTTTGAAGACCGATCAACACCGTGGGAAGGCGCCTGTGGCGTGTTTCACCCCATGCTTTCCGAGGCGGTCATCCGCTTCCAAGCCCAGACAATACAGGAGATTTATCCTGCAAGCGGGCCTGTAAAGACCACTATCGTCGGAAAAATTACCGATGAGAAGACTAAACAGGCGCACAGGGTCCAGAACTACCTGAATTACTTGATCACACAGCGCATGACCGAGTACCGCACAGAGACAGAGAAGATGCTGTTCTCTCTGCCGATTGCCGGCTCTGCGTTCCGCAAGGTGTATTTTGACCCCAGCATGGGCCGTCCTTGCGCGATGTTTGTCCCCGCAGAGGACTTTGTTGTCAGCTACGGCGCGTCAGACCTCTCGACATGCGAGCGTGCAACGCATGTAATGAAGAAAACTTCCAATGAAATCCGCAAGTTACAGGTGGCGGGTTTCTACAGCGATATCGATCTGCCCCCGCCGGCACCCGATATCTCTGAGATCCAGCAGAAATACGACAGGCTGACCGGTGACTCGGATAACTACGAGTTTGACAACCGGCACACCCTGCTGGAGATGCACGTTGATATCGACTTGATCGGGTTCCAAGACATGGATCGCGGCGTCCCCACGGGGATTGCGTTGCCGTATGTCGTTACCATTGACAAGTCATCCAGAACCATACTGTCCATCCGGCGCAACTGGTACGAGGACGACCCCAAGAAGCTGAAGCGGGATCACTACGTCCACTACCAGTATCTGCCCGGACTCGGCTTCTATGGCTTTGGCCTAGTACATATGATCGGCGGATTGTCTAAGTCGGCGACTTCGTTGCTGAGACAGTTGGTAGACGCCGGAACGCTTGCCAACCTACCGGGAGGATTGAAATCTCGGGGACTCCGAATCAAGGGCGATGATACTCCCATCATGCCCGGAGAGTTCCGAGACGTAGACGTTCCGGGTGGCGCAATCCGCGACAACATCTCGTTCCTGCCTTACAAGGAACCCAGCAACGTCCTATACCAGTTGCTCGGGGA